AAATGCAATATGAAATATGGAAAGACCTTGGATACCTTGAGGGTAAAACTGACCCAGAGTATCAGAAACACTTATGGCGCTTATCTGATGGAGAATTGTTTAACTTATGGCTTAACATTCACAATGCTAGAGAGGCTTACAAACATGAAACTATATAATTTAGGAATATTACAGGAAGATAATCCAAACGAGGTAAACACTTGGTATGTTTATGATTATGATGAAGAAGATGTATTAAATAATGAATGGTTTGAAACTGAGGCAGATGCTCAGGCTTATTTAGATGCCTTTTTATTTGAGTATGGAACCGATGACGATAACGGAATGGGGGATTGAATAAATGGATAAATTTGACTATTACATGGAGTTTATGTCGATGCGCTTAGATGATCCACAATTTAGGCTTATGTATGGAATTAATGAGTTCGATAAATGGTATGCTGATTTCATGGAAATACTTAACCAAAAACACGGAGAACCCTCACATGAAAACGATTGACCCAGAATTAACTTATGAAGAAATCGCTGAAGAATTAAAGATAACTCATCAAGGGGTTCAATATCTTGAAAAGAAAGCATTGGTTAAACTTCATAACCTGATCAAAAGCAAGGGTATTACTCTATCGGAATATGAAGAATTTGAACCTGTAAATGATTGTATTAGAACAATGCCACATTTTGACTATGACGGAGAAGATACATTATGCGAACACGATTAACTAAACTATTGATTCTATTAGGCTTTATGTCGCTAATGTCTAGCGCTTATGCCTGTAAAACTGTTATAATCAACACACCAACGGGGACAACTGTTTGCTATATCTGCGCCGATGGGAAAATAATCAACTGTGAGCCATTATGAAATATGCACTATTTTGGGGCATGACATACCTAGTTTTAGCCTATGTTGTGTATCATCTTACAGGAGTGATGTTATGTTATGCTTGGGAATACCTCTAAAACCTCTTAAACGGGCTTATACGGGGTTTTCTCAGGGTAGTTAAGGGGTAGGCTAGGGACTAGGGTTTTAACGGCTTAAATCAGGCTAAAAACAGGGTCTATTTTGGCTCGTTAATACCTAAGGCTCAACTACTATGTTTTAATCGAATAGAGAGGGTTTTATGGATAAGGAATATGTTTTAGACTTATTGTATGCTTTAGGGTTAAATCAACGGGATTTAGCTTGTGCATTGTTGATTGACCCAGCAGGGGTGAGTTATTTGCTAAATGGTAAGCGACAACTAAAGGCAAAAGAAGTAATCCCGATGGCGCACTTTTTGCGGGTTAGTTCTGCTGATATTCTTAACAACTTACATAAGGATTAAATGATGCACTGCACAATATGCGACAAAATGCTTAATGATTATGAGTCAACACGAAAGACCTTAGATGGCAAGTATTTGGATATGTGCCAAGATTGCTACACAGGGCTTGATGTATTGATACCGACAATAGATCGTAAGGATTTACTACACGAAGCTGATATGCCTAGTATGGATCAAATCTTTGACGAATACGGGGACTATACAGACGATATAGACTATAAAGACCTATGATGTTATACAACTTAGTATATGCTTATGATATATACATAGTTAAAAGCTACGTTAATGTAATACTATAAAGTGAGGGTAACATATTATGATGATTTTGTCAATAGCTTTGTGTTGTATTTATGTCGTTGTATTTATTACTAATGTGTGATATTGTCGGATTTATTACGAGGAGGATTTTATGAATCATAACGAAGAAGCAAGGTATCATTTCATCATGATGGACTTTGTCGATCTAATCGGTGATTATGGATACGATACTGTCATGGACGACTTATCTACGGCGATTGCTGATAAGGTCAATCGCTTAGTCGGTAGGGCTGTTGCAGAGGAGATCGATGAAACTCCGTTTTGAGGTTAGAGACGAATATAACGAGATTGTGCGTTGCTTTGCTAGTAAGCAAGAGGCACAGGCACATTGTAAGTTAGACCCTAGTTTCTATCTCAAAGTCAATCAACAAGTCAAGCCAAACCCGTTTAGACAGGCTTGGGAAAGGCTAGGAGAATGTCTATTTTGATGCGTGGTTTTGTTATATCGGCGTTCTTCTTTGGTATCTTGGTCGGCTATGTTGCTGGTCGTATGGAATGGGCGCATGAGGACTGTTATGACGCAACAGGCAAGTATCAGCGTTATGAGGCTTGGTTAAGTGTTAAGAATGGGATTTATCGGTGTTTTTGGATTGAAAAGGATTTCCCTCATCGGATTAAGATGCAGGGTGTGATTGATGTTAAATAGGAGGATTTATGACACAGTATTATGATTTAAGCAATGCGTTAGATACATTAGAATTTCAGATGCAATCGTTTACGGCTGTATTAGAAACATTGGCATCGGCTGATCCTGATGATCTCACTAGCGGGACTATGTGGTTTATCCATGACACAGTTAAACGCTATAAAGAACAAATTGCTATGATTTCAGCATTAGCGATGGATTCTCATATTGATGCACAAGAAACAGAAACTAAGAAAGGTAAGAAGAAATGACATTATTACAACTACCAAAGGTTATTGAAGCGGTGAATGAACTTGGTCAAGAGATTCAGGCATTAAAAGCCAAAGTTCAGGCACTTGAACAACAAATTGCATTAGCCAAAACCATAAAGGAACCGAAGAATGTTGGCGGAAAAGCAAAGTAAGTTTATTAAACATATCGGGTGTGATCGGTGCGGATCAAGCGATGGCAACAGTCTGTATGACGATGGACACACCTATTGCCATGTTTGCTTGACCTATGTCGATCAAGCCGGTGAAATATCAACAAGAGAAATTAAACCTATGAATAAGGACTTGCAATTTTATGACAATGCTACTTCTGGTGCTATCAGTGATCGTGGTATTTCTTCGGCTGTTTGCTTAAAATACGGGGTCAAACAAGATGTTAACAAGCATTATTACCCTTACTTTGATAATGATGGTGTGCTATCTGCTATTAAGATTAGGCTCATTAGTTCTAAATCATTCTCGATTGCTGGTGAGTTTAGCTCTACGCTCTTATTTGGTCAAAACTGTTTCCCTAAAGGCGGTAGATTCTTAACAATCTGCGAAGGTGAATTAGACGCACTATCAGCGTTTCAGATGATGGGCGCTAAGTATCCGGTGGTATCAATTCGCAATGGCGCATCGGCGGCTTTGAGGGATTGTAAGGCGCAATACGAATACATCGATTCATTCGAGAACATTGTCTTATGCTTTGATGGTGATGAAGCCGGACAGAAAGCAATGCAGTCTGTTGCTGAGTTATTCGGTGGTAAAGTCAAGATGATGAAGATGCGAACAGGACTCAAAGACGCATCGGATTATCTCAAGATCAAGGCAGACAAAGAGTTCGTTGATGATTGGTGGAGATCAGAGCAGTATGTGCCTGACGGGATCATCCAAGGCTCTACGCTGTGGGATGTCGTATCTAAGCCGATTGACAAAGCAGAAGTCGATTATCCCTATTCTGGTATAAACAAACTCACCTATGGAATTCGTAAGGGCGAGTTAGTGATGATTACGGCTGGATCAGGCTTAGGCAAATCACAGTTCTTGCGTGAGATCGTATGGCACATCCTATCCAAAACCGAAGACAATATCGGGATGATGTTCTTGGAAGAAGGCGTTAGGAAAACTGCTAGATCACTGATGTCGTTGGCACTGAATAAACCAATCCACTTACCGGATGTGGATGTAACTGAGGAGGAACTCAAAGATGGATTTAATCGAACACTTGGCACTGACCGCCTTTATCTGTTTGATCATTTTGGAAGTAGTAATCTTGATAACATTGTTAATCGTGTCCGTTACATGGCAAAAGGACTTAACTGTGGCTATGTGGTCTTGGATCACATTAGTATCATTGTTAGCGGGGGTGATGTTGGGGATGAACGAAAGGCTTTGGATGCCATTATGACACGCTTGCGGATGTTGGTGCAAGAAACAGGTATTAGTCTGTTATGTGTGTCGCACCTGAAGCGTCCTGAAAGCAAAGGTCACGAGGAAGGCGCTGTTACTTCGCTGGCGCAACTGCGTGGCTCTGGATCGATTGCACAGTTATCTGACATCGTGATCGGACTTGAGCGTAATGGACAGGCTGTAGATATGGTCGATAGAAACACTACTCATGTTAGGGTTTTAAAGAATCGCTTTAGCGGTTACACTGGCGGTGCTGGTGATTTGCTATACAATCCATCAACAGGTCGTATGTTAGAAATACAGGAGACGATATGAAAGATGATTTACTAGAAAAGGCATTGAAGTACGCTAAGACTGACGATTACCATGTTACTCGTAAAATCATCACTGATCTGTGCAATGAGATTGAGCGATTGCGTGAACTTAATAAAGATGTCTTTAGCCGGATTCAGGATAATAAAGAAATCTTCAATCACGCTGAACGCTATCTTTGGCTACGCAATTCTGCATGGGATGTTCCTCCGGGGGCTTATGCGCCGATTGTGGTAATATGCGATAACAAGATGGCAACATGGGAATGGCTTGATGGCACTGCATTAGACTTAACTATTGACAAATGGAGGAATGATGAGTAGAGAACTTTCAGCACGATTTGAGATTACCCGTACTTACTATGTCACCACTTACGGCAACTCTGAAGAAGAATGCTTTGACAATTTAGACCATGTTAAGGAAGAGGATTATGAGTTCTCAGATCAACAGGTCGAACTGATCGAAACAGACTATGCTGGCTTTTAAATGGTTTGCAACCTGCCTTTGCTTATTCGGCATTGCACTGACAAGTTTTAATATCTACCCTATAAACATTGTATTAAGTGGGGTAGGTAGTGCGATGTGGGCTTGGGCGGGATGGAAACAACGGGATGATCCTTTGTTGATTGTCGAGTTAGTAGCAGTCGTGTTTTATATATCAGGAATGATTTCGTGGATGATGTAAGCAAAAGAGTATTTGATTTAGCACGGGGATGTATTGACGAACTTGAGAAGCAGAAGCAATACATTCAATTATTAGAACAGTATATTGAGGAGTTAGAAAATGGTGTGGAAGTGTCCACCACTGAACCTGTTCAATTGGAACAACCTATGGAAATGGAGGAATCACATGAATCAGGACGACCAAGAGCAGTTAGAGCAAGAACTAAGACAGCAACTGAGGATAGTTCGGGACGAGTTAATCAAGGCGCAGACGGAACTGGTGATGGCGTTGGCGGAAGTACAGGCGCTGAGACATCAATTAATAACCTTGACAAATAGCAAACATTAGTATACAGTTTATATATGCGATTATTACTAGACATCGAAACCACATTAGATCAGAGTAAGATTTGGTGCGTTGTTACTAAAGATTTAGACACAAACGAGGTACAGATATGGAAAGAAGCAAAAGGCTTGTCGGAGTACATAAAGGAAGCGAGTTTGATAGTGGCTCACAATGGGATAGCATTCGACTTTCACTTACTCAGAAAGTTATGGAAATGTCAGATCACATTGAAGAGAGTCGAAGATACATTAGTTCTAAGTCGCTTACTAAACCCAAGTCTGCCCGGCGGTCACAGCCTAGCAAATCTAGGCATGATGCTGGGAATCCAGAAAAGTGAGTTTAATGATTTTGATTTACAAACACAATCATTGGATGAGATGATTGAATACTGTAAGCAGGATGTGGAAGTATTGCATACTATTTACAATTATTTGAAGTATGAATTAAAGCGTCAGGAATTTTCAACACAATCACAGGAGTTAGAACATGAAATACAAGCAATCATTGCAGGTCAAGAACGAAATGGCTTCAAGCTCG